AAGCACTATTATCGGGACAATAGGCATGTCACTACTTTTTGGCGGCGTAGCAGAGCTTCTGACGCCAACGCCCAAAATGCCAAATGGCGTAACCAAGGGGAAAGACCCGGCAGAGCAACTGAACTCATTTACCTTTGATAAGTCAAACGCCAACACATCTCAGGGAGCGGTGGTGCCTGTGCTTTACGGCGAACGTATTATCGGATCATTGCCAATCCTTTCGTTCGGCCTTGAGCTGCAGAACTACTTGTGATGGACGACCCAACTTTTAGTGCAGCGCCTGCAGTCAGCGGCGCGGGCGGGAGTGGAGGCGGGGGCTCTAATTCCACCCCTACTCAGTCAACAGTCAAGCAGCCTGTAGAAGAGGAAAACAATCTTTTTTCAGTTGCATTTGCAAAAACTGTTTATGCGCTTTCTGAAGGCGAAGTTGAAGGATTCCCAAACAGCATTCAAAAAGACGTATTTCTGAATAACGTTCCAATCCAAAACCCGGACGGCACAAAAAACTTTGACGGCTTTGAGCTTGAATTTAGAGATGGCGATGACGTAACTCAAACCCCAATGGATGGGTTTAACAAGGCTGAAAATGTTGTTGGCGTCAATACTGCTGTAACGATAGCCGCAGGGTCTATCACTCGATCTATTACTGACACTGACGTAGAAAGAGTAAGGGTAATTATTTCTCACCCATCCTTGCAAAGCACAAATCCCGACACCAATGACATAGAGGGAACCACTGTTGAATACAAAATCCAAGTAAATTCAAACGGCGGGGCATTTACTACTGTTAAAACAGCAAAAGTAAAAGGCAAGTCAAACTCTGAGTTCCAACGCGCTTACGGCTTTGATTTACCTGGGACGGGACCGTGGATTATCAAGGTCACGCGAATCACGGCAGACAGCACTTCTGTGTTTATACAGAATGATATTGTTTGGCAAAGTTACGCTGAAATCATAAAAGAAAAACTGGCGTACCCTAATACGGCTTTAATTGGCCTAACCATAGATGCCAGGCAGTTCAACACGATTCCAGACCTTTCGGTAAAACTGCGGGGCAAAAAAGTACAGGTTCCCACTAACTACGACGCAGCCACAAGAACATACACAGGAATCTGGGACGGAACGTTCCAAATGGCGTGGACCGACAACCCTGCCTGGATATTTAGAGACATTGTTATCAACGAAAGATTTGGCGTAAAGCGTTATATCAACTCAATCGCGATTGACCCTTGGTATCTTTACACCGTTAGCCAGTATTGCGACCAACTTGTGCCCGACGGGCTTGGTGGAACGGAGCCACGTTTTACCTGCAATGTGTACCTGCAAAACCCTGGCAGTGTGTACGAGGTATTAAACGCCTTAGCTTCCTGCTTCCGTGGGTTGATTTATTACAGCGAAGGCGAGTTGTACCTGACTCAAGACCGCGCCTCCCTCCCAGCCCAGCAATTTAGTGAAGCAAATGTTATCCAAGATGTTGCTGAAAATGGCGATGTCGCTTCCCCTTGTTTTACTTACACAGGCTCTGCGCGATCAGCGCGGAAAACTGTTGTGCTTGCGAACTGGGATGACCCGAACCAAACCTATTCAAGCGTCACAGAGTATCAGCAAGATGACGAGCTGCTAGAAAAGTTTGGCTATAACCCTGTCGATTTGCGCCTGATAGGCGTTACATCACGCGGGCAGGCGTTGCGAGCAGCTAAGCACACACTGTTCAGCGACAGGTATGAAACTGAAAGGGTAAGTTTTCGCATTGGAGCAGAAGGCTTAGCCGCTGGTGTTGGTGAGGTTATTCAAATTGCGGACCCACTTAAGCAGGGGCAACGCTTAGGCGGTCGTATTAAAGAAATTGACGGGAACTTTGTCACTGTGGATGCAGTGCTGACGTTAAGCCCTGGCACGGCCTACACATTGACCCTTGTTATTCCCGATGGCGAAACAGTCATTCACGGCGATGGCACGACGAGCGTCAAGCCAAAATTGCAGGTTCTAAATGTTGTCAGTTCTGCTGACACCGGATTTGAAGTCAAAGAGGGTCGCATTGAAAAGCAAAGCACAACAGATGATTTGCTGACGCAAGACTCTGACACTCTCTTTGCTCGTTACATCAGCACTGACGGCACAACAACTCGCTTTGAGGTTGACAGTACCGTCACGTCACAGGTTGGAGCGTTATGGGTGCTGGAGTGGAGCGCCATGCAAGCGGCCACTTACAGAATTATCGCTGTTGCTGAGGTTGAGCCGCTTATTTATCAAGTAGAGGCGATTCAATACAACGACAGCAAATATGGTTTTGTGGACAATGATCTGCCTGTAGCAATACCAAAAGACAAATTCACAATATACGAAGTAACAGCGCCAACTAACCTTGACGCGGATCTTATTTATTCAAACGGCCAAACGTCCATCAAGGCTTCGTGGCGTGCGCCACAGTTCAACAATTCGCTTGATTTATTGGTTAGGGGATACCGCTACCAGTGGCGGAAGGTAGGAGACACCGAATGGTCAAACGAGGTGCAGATCCAAGCGACAACGGTTGAAATACCTTTACAGGCTCATGTTTTTGGCAATACCTATCAAGTCCGAGTTGCGGCAGTGAATCGTCTGGGCAGCCAGTCTGATTTCGTTTCTTACGACGTAGATGCGTTCCCCCCAATGCCCGACTTGAGTGCGGCTGCGTTTGGCGCAACACTCACGCACGCAAACCAGCCAGATGGCACCCAGCTGCTAATTGTTAACACTGGAACGTGCCCCATCCCAGAAAGGGTTAACGGGTTCAGATGTTGGGTAAATCCTCGGAACCTAAGTTCCGGCGAAATTCCAGGGGTGAAATCGCCGGATTCGGAAGGTTGGTATTTCTTAGCCGACATACCTCTGACTGGTTACTACACGCAGGCGTTCCACGCGCCAGATACTTATGACGTGCGGGTGAATTTTACTAGCTCAATCTTTGGTGAAGAGCCAACTGATTACATCTTTGATGTCGTCGAACGGGCCGAGATTACTCCTCCAACGCCAAGCAATTTCAGTGTCGTTGAAAACAAAGACAGTAGCGGCAAGCGGTTCAGCTGGGCCTTGCCGCTTACTAGCTACGGCAGTTGGGATCAAAACATTGTTGCGGACATTACCGGGTATGAGGTGCGGTACAAGAAGGGCACCTTGGCAACAAATAGCGTCGAATTTGATGTTGCTACAGATCTTGTAACTGTAAAAACTTCGACAGTCATTGGCACTCTAAACAATCAGCATTTGTTGAACGCAGGGGACCAAATTGTTTTCGCTGCTTCAAGCGGCTCTTTGCCGACAGGTGTTGTTGCTGGAACGACCTATTTTGTTGCGAGCGATGGGCTAACAAGCGTTGCGTTCAAAATTGCTGCCACAAGCGGCGGTGCGGCAATCAACTTCACTGGCACAGCTACAGGCACTTACAGTGTTTCAGCCCCGGCGGAACTAAAAACACGTTTAGACACGCAAGCAACGTGGGGCGCGGGGATTGAATTGGCTTCTGGCGGTCTACCGGCGCAGCAGCAGTGGTTTGAGACAGCCCTGTTTGACGCTGATGCTTTTGTGGTCATGGTCAAGTCGGTCGATGCTACGCAGTGGAGAGCAGACGTTCCAGCGTTTGTGCTCGCCAACATCGGCGCACCACCCGTCAGCAATGCGGTGCAATCTATTGATGCTAAAAACGCACCTTCAAATAATTGGCCTGGAACGTATGACAACTGCTCTGTAGTTGGCGGCAACTTAGTTCAAACCAACCCTGCATTAGACAGCATATTTACTTGGAACTTTGACAATAACAACGTAGAAAGTTCTTTGCTGTTTAGCACTACATCGACCGCAACTTACGCGCACTCGCTGGTAGCTTTAACAGGGCAGACGACTGAAATCACAAAAGAAGATGATTTCAATCTGCTTAAGGAGGACAACGACAAGTTACTTGGCGAGCAGCAGTTTTACAGCGCGACGGAGCTGGCGGACGGGGGGATCCTTCACCCCTACGCACCATTTGAAAAACTGCTTGGAGATGTCTACCGCGTTGAGACCCTTTTTAAGAGCCCAGATGGCGGCATAACAGCGGGCAACATCAGTGCGTTGACAGCACAGCTCGATTACCCAGACATCATTGAAAAACAAAATGATGTTGCGATTGCAGCGTCTGGAACGGCAGTTGCTTTGACCAAAACATTCAAAGCGGTGGCAAGTGTTTCAATAACTGCTTTGCAAACCGGTGGAAGCCCCTCAACTGCTGTTACTGCTGTTGTAACGGCCAAAAGCACGAGTTCAGTTACTATTAAGTGTCTGAACTCCGCTGGCACCGGGGTCACCGGCCTTGTTGACATCACTGTGATTGGTTACTGATGGCTGACGCACGCATCTCGCAGCTCCCGGCAGCTACAACGCTAGCCACTGCTGACATCATTCCATTCACCAGCATCAGCGCCAGTGAAACGCGCAAAATTACAGCGGGCGACCTTGGCTTAGCATTAACCACGCTGGGTTTATCGGTTGGAACGGCCACTCCGGGCACGCCGTACACAGGGCAGCTTTGGGTCAATACTTCGACAAACCCGCCCAAGTTATTTGTTTATAACGGCGCGACTTTTGCTGAAATTAGCTTTCACCCGGCAGATGTTGGCACTAGTGCAGGAAGCATTGCGACAAACCCTGGCGGCAGCGCACCAACAAACAATTCTTTGGGGCAGTTATGGCTAGATACAAGCCAAACACCAGATGAGCTAAAAGTTTTTGATGGCTCTAATTTTGTTCGCGTTGACCCGCAAGGCATTACCGACACTGCTGCTGCGGCTAAGTACCTTCAAATAACGAATGCGGCGGCCACGTATTTAGCCCTAGCCGGTGGAACGATGACTGGCAACTTGACGCTAGTTGGTGATCCGACCACCAACAATATGGCTTCAAACAAAAAATACGTAGACGATCAGATCGCAGCGATACCAGCGGCTACTGACCCAACGCCTGTAGGCACGGTTATTTTTAGGGCGGGTAATAGCGTGCCTACCGGGTATTTGGAAGCGAATGGGCAAGCAGTGGACCGTACTGGCACAACCGCAGCTTTATTCGCGGTAATTGGGACGACCTATGGCGTGGGCGATGGAACGAGCACTTTTAATCTCCCTGATTTGCGGGGTGAATTTATACGTGGCTTTGATAATGGCAAGGGCGTTGACTCTGGGCGGGCATTTGGCTCCGGCCAATCATCGCAAAACTTGGCACACGACCACAATTTGAATGTTTTTGGCCTAGAAGATGGCGCAAATAGGCCATCAAGGCTCATTAGTGATGACGACCGAAAATCTGTAGGCAGCACCGATACCATCGCAGTGGTAAGCAACGGCGGCTCAGAGGCCCGCCCGCGCAACATTGCAATGCTGCCCTGTATTAAGTTCTGATGCAGGGCTAAAATCCGGTTATTGCACGACTGAGCCATGGCCGACATAAAAATTACCGACTTAGCCGCGTACACGACCCCGATTGGGTCGGACGTTCTTCCGGTTGTTGATGTCGTCAATGACCTGACAAAAAAAGTCAGCGTCACGACCCTGCTGGGCACCGTCCCAACGGGTTCAGCGGCTAGCCCTTCAATTTCGTTTTCGGGAGACAGCAACACAGGCATTTTTAGACCTGGAGCGGATCAGGTCGCAATAACGACTGGTGGAACGCAGCGGCTGCTGATAGAGGACAGCGGTGTTACTGTGCCGGGCAACTTAACGGTGTCTGGTACGACTACAACGATTGATACAACGACGCTGGTTGTTGAAGACAAGAACATTGAAATTGGCAAGGTCAGCACGCCAACTGATACGACTGCTGATGGCGGCGGAATCACGCTAAAGGGTGCAACAGATCACACTATTGTTTGGACAAATAGCACAGACAGTTGGGATTTTTCGGAGCATCTCAATATCGCTAATGCCAAAGAATTTCGCATAAATGGGACAAAGGTTATTGACGCTACGGGGCTAGGCAGTGCTGTTGTTGGCTCAAGTTTGACAAGCGTTGGCACGATTGCCACAGGCGTGTGGAATGGCACGGCGATTGCGACGGCTTACATCGCGGACGATGCTGTAACTGCTGCCAAGCTTGCCGACACTGCCGTCACGGCGGGAAGCTATACGGCAGCTGACATTACGGTTGACGCGCAAGGTCGCATTACTGCTGCAGCTTCAGGCACTATCAGCACCGCCGAGATTGCAGATGATGCAGTCACAGCAGCAAAGCTTGCCGACACTGCTGTAACTCCCGGCAGCTACACACTGAGCAGCATCACTGTTGATGCTCAGGGGCGATTAACAGCAGCAGCAAATGGATCTGTCTCTGTTGACAAAATTGCTGAAGGAAATACAGAGGCTGAAGTTGTTGATACGGGCTCAGATGGCCACTTCAAAGTAACAACTGAGGGCAATGAGAGATTGCGAATCGACAACTCTGGGCAGCTGGGGCTGGGAACGGATTCGCCCTCTGCTGATTTACACGTTATCGGTAACGCCATGCTGCAAGGAACTGGCGGAACTGGAGAACAATCACTCTTTATTGGTAAATCTGCGACTGTTATACCAAGCACTAGAGGCATTGCTGTTGCAGCAGCTCAAGATGTTTCAGCCAATCATGATATGGTGCTGAAAACTTCTACAGGCTCAAGCGGTCTTCTTGAGCGGGCGCGGATCACTAGCGCAGGGAATTTTGGTATTGGTACAACTAGCGCTGCTACAAAGTTAGACGTTCAGGGTGGGTCGATTAGATCTGGAAACAACTCAACTACAAATACCGACTGGGCCTTTATTGGTTACAACAACGGAACTGCAAGCCCAACTGTCTACGCGCAGAACCTAAACGACTCTGGCGACGTGTTTATGGGCGTAAACAGCAGCGCCGTTACCACGCTTATTGGCGCTAATGGAGACGCCGACTTTTCGGGTGCATTGACTAAGGGATCAGGTTCATTCAAAATTAGCCACCCTTTGCCAGCCAAGGCTGAAACACATTGCCTTGTCCACTCTTTCATTGAAGGCCCACAGGCTGATCTAATTTATCGGGGCTATGTAAGCCTTGTTGATGGTCAAGCAACAGTCAACATTGACACTGCAGGCCGCATGACAGAAGGTACATTTGAGGCTCTTTGCACTAACGTCAGTTGCTTTACAAGTAATGAGTCTGATTGGACCGGTGTTAAAGGTTCAGTCACCGGCAACGTACTGACAATCACTGCTCAAGATGCAACAGCTACTAGCAAAGTTTCTTGGATGGTTGTTGGAGAACGCAAAGACCAGCACATGATTGACACCAAATGGACTGATTCTGACGGGCGTGTCATTACAGAGCCTGAAAAGGTCGTCAAGGCGTTGCCGGACTTGGAAGCCTAATAAGGCTTTTGCCTTTACACTGTGCACAACACTAGGCGCTCCTAGGTCTTAATGATTCGTCCCGACCCAATGATTCCTTGTAAGCCAGGGGCGCAGGACGTCGAAGCGAACTGGAATCGACAGCTTTGGCTAGACCAGCTTTACGTGCTTGACGGCCGTGACAATCCTGACCATGAAATGCACGGCCTTTACACTGGCCTCGCGCTTAAATATCAGAACCAATGATCAAATTTGGTGCA